ACAAATGCTGTTACATTATTTGGATTATAAACAGTAATTGATTTTGCATTAGGAACCGCAGTAATTCTAAACACACCATTATATCCTTCACTTGCAAATCCTACAACTTGTAATGCATCATTTACATTATTGTTTATGGAAGTTACATCTACAACAGCAAGAGATGTTCCTCCTGATACCGTCATCGTATTTCCAACACCGTAAGCAGCACCACCATCTACAATTTCAACTGCTGAAATTCCACCACCACCACCTAAAGTTGCTTTTACCGAACCATTTTTTCCTACAATTGAAACATTTACAAGATCGGCAGAATAAAGAGTAGTAGATCCATAACCAGAACCACCACTAGTTAATGATATAGTTTTAATTGAATTTAGATTGTGTTCTCTATCTGTAAAGAACGTAACCGCAGTTCCACTTGCAATTGCTCCTGTAATTGCATATCCAACAGTATTTTCTTTTAAAAATGTATTAATTGCTTCTTTTGTAACTGAATTTCTTTTATCATCAACATTTACAGTACCAAGAGGTTTAACATTTCCATAAGAAGATGTTTCATTTGGATCAGAGTTATAATTATCACGATCCATTTGAGGATAAAGATTTCTTACATCCTGATTGAAATTTTTAAGACTAATACCATATCCAACATTTGCAAGTGATGGCGAAACATCCGAGCTCATCACAGTTAAATGATAAATTCCATCCTGACCGGAAATAGAAGAACCAGGAATATGCTTTTTGATTTCGTCTATTCGGTAAACGAAGAATGTATTTTCGTATCTTTCACGATAAACTCTTGGAAGTGCAGCAACTTGTTGATTTGTTGTTCTTTGATTTGTAATATTTGTAAATGATCCAGGATCTGTAGAAATTCCAGCAATTGCAAAAGTTTTTGAACCTGGAATTGACGAAATCTTAAATGAACCATTATAAACAGAAGAAGCAGTTCCAACTGGATTATTGCTACTTTTGATGTTTTGTATTTTTACAATATCACCAGTTTTAAAATTATGTGGAAGTTCGGTTGTAATGGTGATTGTATTTGAAGAATATGAAGCATTCGTAATAATCTTTGGATTTCTTAAATCCAAAGGACTAGAAAGACCACCAGTTAAAATACTTGCACTTCCAATTCCAGTTGTACTGGTTTCTTGAATAATATATCCAGCAACAGGAGGACGAGCATTTGTTGCTTCTTTTGGTATCACATACCGCATCTTATAAACACGATCCGAAAGAGAACGATTATCTAATTTTCTTTTGATAAATGTAGAACCACTTTCTAATCCAAGACCAGTTGTACCAAGACCTACAATTATAGAATAAATTGTATTATCTTGTGTAGAAGAACTATCAATATACCAAGATGATACTGCCGTATCATATTGAATTGGATATCCAACTTCTCCTGGTTGTTTATCTGTTGCCGAACTAACTATTCTTAAATTTCCGCCAAGATTATTAATTCCACTAATTGTTCTTGGTGTTGCAGCAATTGCATCATTATATGTTGGAGAAATTTTAATTCCATTTGCTGATCCAGTTGTACTTACATAATAAACTTTATTTAATTCAATATTATTTGGTGCTTCTGCATTATCACTAAAAACTCTAATCTTTTCTCCATTATAAAATTTATGATTGCCAGTTAATGTAAAAATATTATTTGAAATACTATTAATTCCTGCAGTTCTTCCAACAACAGAAACTTTTTTAGAACTAAATGTAGTTCCATCAGGTGATTGCATTAAAATTGGAGCAGAATATGCCGAAAGTGAAGTGCCCACAGTTACAGGTAAATTCAGTATATCTCCTTGCTTTGCACCAACACGATAACTATCAATTTGATGAGGTGGAGCAATTTCTCGGTTTTTATATCCAAACAAATATAAACGAGAAGGATTTGCAACTGATATTGTTTGTTCTACATCTAATGATAACCAAGTGCTTTCGGTTTCTGCTGTAGTGACTTCCCTTGGTGGAATAATGTGTGTAATATAACCTTTATTGTCCCTATCAAAAGAATCAACACGAAATCCAACCGACTCTAATGATATTGCGCCAAAGTTGGAATTTGAGTTTGTGATAGACATATCGCCACCACTTTCGGCAACAAAATGTCTTGCAAATCCAATTGCAAATACAGAAACTACCTGTATAATTGCACCATTTGATGCCCTGATATGATAGTTTTCGAATGATGGTTTATATATTGAATAAGAATGAGTATGTAATGGTGAATACTCCGATTCATCATTATTTTTAAATGACTTGCTACTATAATCATATTCAATATATGCATTATCATCTTTCTGTAATGATATACCAGTATATTGAGCAACAACCATAGATTTAAATCCAGTAGCTTTGCTACCATCCGCCCACATTCCACACATTCCATAAACTGATCTTAAAGAGCAGTTAAAAATATAAGGAGATGCAGAAGATACACTATCAACTTCTACAATAATTTGAGAATTTTGTAATTGTGTATTTGGATCTGGTAAAGGAACTACCGGAGAACTTGTTGCATTATATGTAAATGTTGTAAGTCCAACAACATCTTTTACCGTAAAAGATCCATTATAAACACCAGTATCTATTCCAACACCACTTACCAAAAATGGAGTATCAGCATATAAACCGTGTTCTGTAGATGTATCTACCGTAATTATTTGCGATGAGGTATTTCCATCACCAGCACGAATACTTGTAATACCAATCGCATTTGCATTTAAGTTACCAACAATACGATATTCGTCTACTGATGGTTCAAAATCATTACCAGTTGGATAATCCGCAAGTGGTCTTCCTGATGCAGTTCCATACATCAAAGCCAATTTATAATAATACATTTGAAGGTCAGTTAGACCCGTTCCAGTAGATCCTATTTTGACTTCGTTTACACCATCAGCATATGCAAATGCTGTTAACTTATGATGTGAAAAAGTAGGAACAAATGATGTATTATCATAATTTTTATAAACACTTCGGTTTACATCACCATCAAAAAATGTAAATGTACTAAAATAACAAGTACCAGTTACATTAAAAATAGAAGAATTATCAATATAATCATCTAATGGATCTGGAATAAAAAGTGGACGGATTTTTGTTTTTCTTAAATCTAATCCAATAATTGAGGTGCCACGAGATATAATGATACCACCAGAAGAAGAATTTGCCTTATAAAGGTCATTTGAAGCACTAAAAATATCTGTATTGAATGAAGATCCCAGTTCAGTAATTGATGCACCACTCGTAGTCCAAGTTGCACCAGAACCCGAACCAGTTCTTTGATAAAGAACCGCACTTGAATTTAAAACATATCCAGGACGATTATCAATATAATGTGTGCCTGGATATACAAGAATTGTAGTCTTATCAATCTTATCATTATTTCTTCCTGATTGATAAGAAAATCTTGCAGACTCAATTAATGCTCTTTGAATTGTTTTGAAAGGTCTCGTTAACGAATTGCCTTTATTCTCATAACTATCAGTTGCATCAAAATCTGATGGATTTACATAAAGAATATTTCCTTCAGCATTCTTTAGGAAGTTTTCTAATCTTGATAACGGCATCGTTTATAAACACAGATATTTCTTCTGTCTTATTTAGACACTATATATTTTTTTATATTATCTTACAAGTTCACCACGAAGTTCAGCAAGTTTTGCAGTTGCAAGTGACTCCACACAAGTCCAATAAAGTTCACCACTTACAATATTCTCATCTGCAAAATGTTCTGCTACATCTTCTTGCAGTTCTTGAAGTTCGGCCAAAACGTCTCGGGTAATCATCATAATGGTTTGGAAGGGTCGTCTTACCCATCCATCATAGCACGGACTGGGTGTGGTGTCAAGGAGAAGGGGACAGTGGCCAGACTGGACTCTTTGGGTCTATCGTATTTGAAGGTGCATCTCGTAATGCCTGACGATATATTTTCCATTCTTCTTTTTGTTGTAAATTTAGTGGACTATCATTTCCTTGCGTCCAATCCGATTGCGAAAGTAGAAAATCTCTTTTATTTCTCAATTCTTTCCAATAATCTCTGGATGCCTCCCTCAATTCTTCTTCTGCTAATTGCTCTCTCAGTCTTCTTTGCTTTTCTGCATCAAAAATTTCAAGTGCTTGTTCGTAAATTCCAAGTTCTTCAATTGTTTCTTTGGGTGCATTCTTATATTCAATATAACCCGCATCATCATTCCAAATGACTGCATGAACATTAGAAGGAACCCAAGATAGGTCTTCCTTGATATTCAAAAAACTTTCATCATCCAATCTAATAAATTTTTCCGATACGATAAAGATTAATTTCATTCTACATCTCCAGATTTTAGTACATTTTGAATATTTTCAGAAAGTATATTATTCGCAATCATTCCTGGTTGAATTGATTGAATATAAAGTTGTTGATTTTCTTGATTTCCTTTTACTACCTCATTACGAAAACTTTCAACAGCAGCACCTGTTGACCTTTGTTGTTGTGAATTTTCAATTAATAAAGTAGGCATCCAAGTAATCGCACATCCCCACTCATCTACTGGTTCGCCTGTATTTGGGTTCATACCACGAATTTGAGTAAACCAAGAGCACTGAATACCTATACAATCTTTTTTAATTAGTGGGCAATATTTTCCTTGTTCGAGTTTCATAAATTAATTAATTCTTGCTGCATATTATAACATCAATATACTGAACTGCAAAGTCCATAGATGCACCAGCAGTACCATTATTGTTGACCGTAATGGTGTGACTGTGGGAACCTCCAGACTGAGTTGTAAAATCGTGTGAGTGACTACCACCACCACCAGAAGTGGTTCCACTGTGATTGTGGTCTACACTCATTCCAGCGGTAGTTCCTCCGTGATCGTGACCACCTGCCGAAACGGTATTATCACCACCAGAAACACTAACCTTAACTCTATTCTCAAAACCACCAGAAAAATTTAATCCATACCCACCTGCTTCACTTCCACTACTATACAGGTTCATAATATGCTGGTGATCACCAACCGCATTAGTCGTGAATGTGTGAGTATGATTTGCACTTTGATTGCCAGTCGTGAATGTGTGAGTATGATTTATACTTTGGCTATTTGTAGGTCCTGAGTGTTGGTGACCAGCGTGAGTATCAGAACTTGCAGAGTGATTGTGTTCTGGTAGTGGAACACCTCTACTTGCAAATACAGAAGTAAATGAGGAGGAACCACCAGAACCTCCACCAGTTCCAGAAACAACTCGTAATGCTTTATTATTATGAGATGTAGATCTCGTCCAACCAGTTGGTGCTGATGCCTGATAGAATACTATAGTAGTACCAGAAGCAAATTCTGCTGAACTTAGTGCAAATGTTGTAATTCCAGTAATTAACCCCTTTGCATTCACAGTAATAGTTGTCCCTGCACCAGTTCCACCAAAAGTTCCTACATTAGAGTTAACTGTTGCTAATGTAGTTGCTTTGTTAACTGAAGTAATATCTCCGGTTAAGTTTGGTATATTAGTCGTTGATGATGCGGTTCCAGTAAGTGCTCCAACGAATGTGGATGCAGTTATAATACCAGATGCATTGATACCTGATGCATTGATTGTAACTCCAGAACCAACAACAATACTTGTTGCTGTTGCTGCACCTAATACTGGTGTAACTAATGTGGGACTTGTAGCAAATACATTAGCACCAGTACCAGTCTCATCGGTTAGTGCTGTTGCTAATTGTGCTGATGTAAA